ATAACTTTAGTTTTACCAGAAGGTATAGTTATTGTAGCTCCAGACCCTTGTTTAATAATAATAGATTGAGAACCAGATGTTCCATTTTCTATAATCCACAACTTAGAAACTGTGTTTGGTCCTATAGTAATAGTACAAGTAGAATCTAAAGTACCTGTATATTTTAAGAACATAGACCTACCTGGGTCTGTAGCTCCATCAGCTATAGTAGTAGTATGCGTATCAGCATTAGTTGTAATGGCTTCTGTGCCATAACTAAAAGCTTCTGCTATTAACTCAAGATTGGTGTTTGTAGTATCACCCCATGTTCCACTAGCATCACCAGTAGCCATCTCGTTTAATCTTAAATCATTTACATATGAACTTGCCATTTTTTATTCCTCGTATTAATTATATTGTATCAAGCAACTTCACTCCAGTCTGGATTTTGTGTTGTTGAAACTTCTTGATAATTAGATGTTTGTGTTGTTGTTATTGTTTGATAATTTGGTGTTTGAGCTGTATCTACAAGTCCCCAAACATTAACCCCTTGTATATTACCTGTTGCATTTAATCCTTCTACTTCTACTAAAGCTTTACTTATTGCAGTAACACTTCCTAATGTAGTAGTTCCTACATTACCTGTAACTGTAAGTACATTGTCAGATGTTGTTGTAACACTTCCTAATGTGCTTGTAATAGCTATTCCAGTAGGAACTACAACAGCCGAAGCTTTTACAATCTCATCTCCAACTTCTAATGTTGTTGCTACTGCAGAAACACCTGTTACTGCTGCACCTGCTGTAATTGCATTACCTAGTGCTGAAGTACCTGCATTTCCTGTTACAGAAGTATTTGCTTCTGCTACAACAGTTTCATTTCCTAAAGCTGATGTACCTACATTTGTTGCTGCTGTTACATTTGCTTCAGCAACTATAGTTTCATTTCCTAGAGCTGATGTTGCACTTAAACCTGTTACTACTACTAATGCTGTAGCTACAACAGTTTCACTACCGAGAGTTACTGTGCCAGAAACTCCTGTAACGACTACAGGTATTGGTTCTCCAAAGGTTAGTTGACCCCAGGTACCTCTACCCCAGCCTGTTACGTTAGCCATTTTAGGCTATTCTAATAATTGCGTTTGAAGCGTCTGCTGCTGGAAATTGAATAGTAAAATCGCCATTAGTTGATGTTTTATCTCCACCAAAATCTAAGACACATACTGAAGGGTCACTAGTTGCAGCTTCATTATAAATTAAAGCACCTCTAGCTGTAATTGTAGCTGTACTAAAAGTTAAATCATTAAAGTCTGTTAATGCAGTTGTTCCAGATGTAGTAGGAGTAACACTTGTTAAAAATGCACCTTTAGCTGTATAACCTGTTCCACTTGCTTCATTACTTGAAGTATATGCAGTAGTTGTTGCACCTAATGATGCACTACTTGTATATAAAGCTAATTTAAATACATTGCTTGCTGCTGTAAAATTATGTGTAGCAGTCATTAATTCTTTTTTAAATGATGTACACATTGCTTGTGATATTGCCATTATATTCTCCTTATGATATCAGCCATTTGTTTATGACCTTGTTTTTCTAATAAACCTGCTACTGTTGCTCTATCACTTGCAATAGCTTGCTTCATATATAATAAAATTACTTGTTGTATTGTATCTTTAAAAGCTTCTGCCTGGGCTTTTACCATAGGGTCTGCATTATCACTAATACTTACAATTTTATTTATTACTCTTTCTGTCCAATATTCTGGACTTAAACCTGTATTATTGGTTGTTTCTACACTTACAGTTCCAACTGTTGGTTTTACATCTACACTAAACATTAACTTACCTGTTGTCTTACAGGACCACTTCTATAGTTGTCCTTAGTATTTTTGCCTTCTCCTAAATTTTTAAGTCTAGAAACTGCTTCATTAAATCTATTCTGATAATTTGTAAGTACATCTGGCTCACCTTTCATAAAAGTATAAGCTTCTACTAAAGAGCCATATAACAAACAATCTGATGCATTTGTTCCTAACCAACTAGTTCCATCTGCAGATGTTGTAATTGATGTTGGAGTATATTCATAGTGTAACTCTACTGTAAGATTACTATTAGGTGTAGGAGCTACAATAAAGCTATCTTCATCAAATCTTGCATAATATTTAGGAATACCTGTTGATGTGCTGTCAGGATATGCTTCTCTTATAAAAGCTACATCTTTATATAACAAATATTCATAACCACTATTATCTACAGATAGTGAATGTGCTGCTAAAAAATCTGTTGGGCAAGATAAATATTCGTTGCCATTAGTTAAACTACCAGATACATTTTTTCTAAAAAATGGTAATGATACAAGTTTTTGTATTCTATCTTCAGTAGTAACTATAAAGTCATCTAAATTATTATTAAATGTAGTTTCAGTATTATTTGTATAATCCTGTATTGCTGTTTTTAATGTTGTATATGTCCAAGCCATTATTCTGTACTCACTGTTACTGTTCCTACTTCAGCACTAGATAATATTCCTGTACCTGCAACTGGATTAAATCCATAGTAAGAAGTTGATTCTTTTCTTCCTCTATCTGGTCTTGGATTAAATAATGATTCATTGTCTGCTGTATCTACCTCACCTAATTTATATTGAGGATGGTCAACATCAAAACAACTATTACATACTCTTAACCCATTACGAATACTATCTTGTATTTCATATTGTAAATCGTTTAGCTTATAAGTAAAACCACATCTATCACAATCACCTAAAGCTTTTTTTCCTGCAGCATACATTATCTATAAGCTTGCATATCAGGTACGAACTTAACAGATGCTCTTTCTCTATCAGCATCGCTTACATCATTCCAAAGTTCATCGTACCTTTGTTTAATCATAGGAACTCTATTTTGTGCTTCTGGCATTTTACAAGCTAAGTTATAAGCTAATGCATATGTTAGGCATGGTAGATATCTACTAGGTACATCAGCATTATTACTTGCTACTGCACCAGCATCATCTAGTCTTTTAATATAATCATATACCAAGGTATAAGTTTCAGCAGAATCAGGAGTTGCCCATAAAACAATTTTATTAGAGCTAGTGCCTTTATCTACATAGAATTGTGTTGGTTTAGATTGTAGCAGTTTGCTAGCTTGATGATTATATTGAGTTCTAGATATTCTATTTAATCTTTGGTCGAATTGATTTGAAGTATTACCTGCATCAGTTCTTATAAAAGCATCTACTACTTCTAATGCACTTGACTCAATAGTATAGCTATTTGTGCCAGCAACTAAAGTTGCAGAAGCTTGTTCTATTGTCCAAAGATTTAATCCTTTGTTCTGCCATTCTAAAAATATTAAGTTAAGAGCTCTTTTAGCTCCTTTATAGTCATAACCAGAACGTAACTCACTACCGCATAAATCATAGGCTTCTTCCATGATATCGGCTAAGTCTAATGTAAATGCTGTTGTTCCACTTGTTGCCATTATTTATTCCTAATTAACACTTCCACCTTCTACGAGCCTGTCTAATTCTTGAATTAGGGTCGTTTCTGGTTTTAGCTGAACTATTTTTTAATTGTCCTGCTGACCTTGCACAATAAGATTTTCTGCGTTTAGCAGCTTTACTGCCTTTCTTAACTTTACCTGTAACTGCTGTTTTTAACTTAGAGCCAGGGTTTAATCTTCTATAAGCTTTAACCCCAGCTTTAGTCATACCAGCACCAGATTTAGTAGAACGAAAGTTCTTCTTATTTCTAGCAGGCATTGAAGCCTGTTTTCTTATTGGCATAAGTATTTAACTAGGACTTTCCGCCTCTAGCCATACCTTTAGACCTTTTCTTTTTCATAGCTGGTTCATTGCTAGTCATACCGCCACCAAACATTCTTTTTACATAATCTTTGTTTTGTTCGACTTTAGACATTTTACCAACTTCAACCATGCCAGTTTTACCGCCATTAGACATATATTTAGATTTTTTCATAATAAGTACCTTTATTTTTTAGCTACAGTTTTTTTCTTAGCTGTAGTTTTTTTAGTTGTTTTTTTCTTAGCTGGTTTCTTACCACCAACATAAGCTTCATTAATATCTGGAGTAGATAGGTCATCAGCAACAAGTTGACCTTTGTCATTTCTTGCTCTTTCACCATTCATCTCAGCACACTTACGTTCTGCATCTTCTAAGTCTGGGTCTGGACCAAATACAGGTCTGTAGATACCATCTGCATCTAGATGTAAAACTTTATATTGTGCTGGAAATTCACCAGTTTCTGATATTACATAATTTTTATTAGCCATAATTAATTCCTATTAGTCAGAATATACTTTTGTCATCTCTAAAGTAATAGAGTAAGTATCTCCTGAAGAGTGTCCTTTAGTAGTAAATAAAACATCTCCTGTTTTACCACTACCTGCATTATTTGGAAGTCCACCAAAATTTTTAAAATCCATATGTCCATTACTACTTTCAGCAAGCTCTACTAATAAAACATTAGAAGTAGCATCTAAAAATAATTGAACAGACATACCTACGATAGCATGACTAATACGCAATACTCTAACTTCTGAACAAGCTACGCCTGCTGCATTAGAAGCCAAAGCAGATACATCTACCTTGGCTACTGCGGATTCTCCTGTGCCATCGCTGACATTAGTAAACTTCATAACACAATTTCTTTCACCATCTATAATAGTTTGTGATGTTACTGCGTCTGCCATAGTTTACTCCTTATGATGCTATATCGTAGCCAGTTATTTCAATAATGAAACGACCTGCTGTATAAGCTGCATGACCTGTACCTTGACCTACAAGATATAAGTATTGGTCTGCTACAATATCTCCACCAGCTACCATAGTACCTGCTGAAGCTGCACCTGCATTTATAATTTGTGTTTCTGTTAAATCACCAATAGCTGTGTCATTAACACCTGTGCCTTCAGTAGCAGAATATAAATCTATATCTGTACCACCGCCTGCAGGAGTTTCAACACAAGTCATTGTGACTCCGAAAACTGTTCCTTGGTTAGCTGTTGTTACTTGACCTATGTAAGCAACTCCATCGCCATCTTTACCAATGATGTCACCTGCTGTGCCACCATCTCTTAAACCTGTTAAATCAATCATAAGTGTTGTTTTAACAATGTTTACATTTGTATCTGTATCGCTTTTAAAACGCTCTACTTGAGTTACATAAACTGCTGCTGTGCCTTCTATACCAGCACTACCAACAGCTTCTACAGACATTTTATTGCCACTAGTGATTGTTATTGCACCAGTTGAAGTATTTTTTGAAATAGTTTCAAATCCATTTTCAGACCTGACTGGTCCATTAAAAGTTGTGTTAGCCATAATTTTCTCCTAAAAGAAATAATCTATCATCTCGGCAAGTGTCTGCTAGGTCAGTTGATAGACAAATTAATAAAATACCTAGATTTATAATATACCATAAAAAAAAGGGGAGCGTATGCTCCCCTTAATTAGTTCTTACGAACTACCTGGTGAACCAAAGATACCTAGTGGGTCAGATACACCGAAAGAATATCTTTCTCTCGCTTTATATCTAACATTACCAGTATCGAAGTCTCCATCCATAGTAGTAGTCATAGGAGCTCTAACAAAATGCTTCATTCCATCTGGAACATCAGTAGTGATAAAGAAAGCATTAGTATCAGTTAAATAATGATTAACTGAATAACCTTCTGGAATCACTCCATTAGTTTTCACTGCATTTATGTCATTGTCAGCAGTTCCTACTCTGTAGTCACTTTGTAACAATCTAGTTGCTACAAACTGCAAGTCAGAAGGAATAATAAGCTTCCTAGCTTTTGCTGCAATTTTTAGACCTCT